TTGCAGATAGCATACAAGAACTAATAGATAATATAGTTTGTATGGAACAATTTGTTTTTATTACAAAGATTAAAAGAGTATCTGATAACAAAGAAATTAAACTAACAAAAGATGTTATAGACTTAGAAGACTTAAGAATGTATAGAGTTCTAATTGATGATGAAGTATCACTAAGACAAACATTAACAAACAAAGAAGATAATAGTATTATACAATGAGAACAGCTAAGAAACAAATAGAACATACTTCTAAGACTGGTTCTAGAGGTAAAAAGACTTCGATTGGTAGAGGGAATGTAGGTTACTCTACTATGCCGAAACGTAAACGACAAACCTACAAAGCTTATAGAGGGCAAGGAAAATGAAAGTAAAACATTTAAAAAATAAAACAACTATTGAGCTAACTCCAGAAGAGTTAGATAAATATAGAAAGCTAACAAATGATTTAGACTCCATGTTGAGTAGCTTATTTGAATGTCAAGATATATGGTTAAGTGATGTTCGTAATTTAGATACTTTGAAGTGGAGACTAACAGACTTGTTAGGACTTAAATGGAATAGTGAAACTTATAGTTATATTAAAAATGCAAAGTGATTGATATATCAAATGCTACACTAGATGTTATACAAGCTATCAAAACTAATAAAAAAATACAGTTCATCCATAGTGGCAATGTTGTTTGTACTGTCAAGCCCGTTGCTTTTCATGGAGACTTTGATGGTATTGTAACAGACAACGAACAAATTGATTTTAGTTATATAGATAAATGGGTAGGAATTGTGGAGGAACTATGAACATATTTTATTTCTATGATTGTCCAATCAAATCAGCACAAGCACAGCCTGATAAGATGCTAGTGAAGATGCCTTTGGAAACAGCACAGATGTTATGCACAGCTCACAGAGAGCTTGATGGTGATGACTATGCAGACGAAGCAGGTTTATACAAACGAGCATACTGGAATCATCCCTGTACAATATGGGCTAGAGAAAGCAGCGTGAATTATGTTTGGTTATACAAACACTTTCTAGCTCTTGGTAAAGAGTATGCTTACAGGTATGGAAGAGAACATGCAAGTATAACTAAACTTGGTGATGCTCTTTCAAAAATACCTGATAACATAAATATAAATCTTGCTACACCAGTAGCACAAGCTATGCCTGATGAATACAAGAACGAGGACCCAATCAAAGCATACAGAGATTATTGTATAAACGAAAAGCACTATGCTAAGTGGGAGAAAGGTAGAGCTAAACCTAAGTGGTGGACACATGACAGAATATGATGCACATAAAATGTTTGCAGAACAACAAGAACGTGACAGGATAACATCACTTCATGCTGATAAAGGAGTAATTGAATTGAGATATGCTGATGGCACGACAGAAATTTACAAGAAACGTAAATGGTTAAATGGTTTTAAATTAATAAGGAGAAGACAATGAAAATTGTAACAACACTAATAGCACTATTAACACTAGTGGTTGGAACAAATATCTTTCTTAGAGTACAAGATCAAGACAGGATAGATACTGCTTTGCTTTTGTTAGATGAAAGAATTAGTTCAAACACAACAACAATTACTAATGTGGAAGAATACATTGTAGATACCACATTAACTTTTGAAAACATGCAGTACATTATGATGGACAACATTAAAGATGTAGCTACTTCACTAGAAAAGCACAAGCATGAGCCTGTGTATGTAGAAGTTCCTGTTGTTCCTGAGGTTCCATCAGTTAAAATTAAAACTGAACCTAAACCTGTTGAAACAGAAACACTAGAACGAATCTATGACCCTGAAACACAGTTACATGTTCCTAATCTACCTGTTCCGGTAGTTGTATGTCCTAAAGCAAACAACAACCTTGGTAAGTTTATTGAAGATGTAACCTTACGAAGAGACTACAAGTTTTTTGTAACATATGATATACTAGATAATAAACTAAACAACGTAAGGTTTGATAAGAAAATACCTAGTAAATTAAAGTCAGCTATGATACAATACATAAACTCTTTTAGATTCAATGGGGATGTGAAAAATTGTAAGATATCAATTAAAGTATTGGAGAACTAAATGCAAGAATTTTATAGACTAACAAACTCTGAGTACAAAGAATGGAATAACTTTTGTACTGAGAACTACAAAGAAATATATCAGAATAAAGATGGACATGTAGTACACTATATGCCTGAGTCTGATAGCTTTCATTTGTACATAGATTCAAATGAACAATCAGGTATGCAAAACTTTTTAGAAAAAATGCTTGCATATGATTTGTAGTTGTGGTATAATGCACTCACTCAAGACAATGACCTTAATGTTAAAGGCTTTCCTTGAGTCACCGAGTAGCATTAGCCCTCTATCTCCATCCTCCTCAAGGAGCTACTTGGTTCAGTTATCTGAGGTGATGGGGCAACTGGCTCATAGCCCCAACTCGAAAGAGTTAGCTATGGTTTTTTAAATACTGTTTAAATAATTAAAGGAGAAAAGATATGGCAGTAGTTAATGGAACTGCGTATTGGGCAAGTATTAAAACACCTAATACCAAATTCGAACCAGTATATACAATCAACCTTGTGGTTGACGAAGATACTGCAAATGATTTTGCGTCAAGAGGACACAAGATCAAACAGATGGATGAAGGTCCATCTATTATTATCAAAAGAAAAGTTAATGGACCTAATGGAATGGTTCGTACAGCACCTAGACTTTTAGATGCTGAGAAGAACGAAGTTAATTATTCAGTTGGTAATGGTTCTAAAGTGAGAGTACAATTCAATGAGTACCAAGGAGAGAATAAGTATGGACCATACACAGGTCTAGACTTACAAGCTGTCCAAGTACTTGACCTTGTTGAGTACCGAGCTGAAGATGGTGCAGAATTGTTAGACGGGGAGGAATTCTAATGGTAGATACTCCACAATTACAAGGTGCACCAATCACAATTAATCAAGATGATGGTTCAGCCAAAGTCTATGATTCAGGATTGTTATCACCTGAAGCACAACAGGCTGTAGATATGATTGCCTTTATCGGAAGATTAAGACAAGTCTTAGATACATCTGGACAGGTATTCAGTAATGTAGTCACTAACAACTTAACAGACGAAGCTATGATCGAAGATTCAGCTTCCGAAGCAGAAGTTGTTGAAGAGGACAGTGCTGATGAAGAAGACACTAAGTAGTAGTGTCATTGGCTCGAGGGCAGGTCGTGGTGGCTTGCCCTTATTTTTTTATGAGGAGGTTGTATGGAAGAGAGTACTTGGGATAAACATAAACTACCATGTCCGAAATGTGGTGGCAGTGACCCAGTATCAACAAACACAGATGGTTCAGGCTATTGCTTTAGCTGTAACCATTATTTCAAAAACTATCAACAAGAAGTTGATGGGAATATCGTAGACATGGCTTCGCACAAAGAGCCTAGTACATTTTTAAACTCTTACACAGGAGTCTTTGGTGACTTGACAGATCGTAAGATCAGTGAAGCTGTTGCTAAGAAGTATGGTGTACGTGTTGTTTATGATAGTCAAGGTAACGTAGCTAAGCATATCTATCCTTACTACAATAGCAACGAAGTTGTTTCAACTAAAACAAGAACTGTAAGTACAAAAGGTTTTGTAGTCGATGGTGGCTACGAAGGTACAGGTTTGTTTGGTGAGCAACTGTTTGGTAAAGGTGGTAAGTATCTCACAATAACAGAAGGTGAGTGTGATGCTATGGCAGTCTACGAAATCTTTGATAAGAAGTGGGCATCAGTATCTGTTAAACGTGGTGCTCAAGGTGCAGTCAGAGATATTAGAGACAGCATCGAGTTCGTTGAATCATTTGATCATGTTGTGATCTGTTTTGATAATGACAAGTATGGTAGAGAAGCAGCACGTAAGGTTGCTCGTATTATAAAACCGGGGAAGGCTAAGATCGTTACACTGCCTGAAGGTTTTAAAGATGCTAATGCTATGCTTGAACAAGGACAGTATGCACAGTTTACTAAAGCATGGTGGGATGCTAAGACATACACACCTTCCGGTATCATGGAACTGTCGAGTGCAAAGGACAAATGGTTGCACCGAGAGCAGAAAGAAAGCATTGCGTATCCTTGGGAAGGACTCAACAAAAAACTATTTGGTATGCGTAAAGGAGAGTTAGTGACGTTGACTGGTGGTACAGGACTTGGTAAGTCAAGCATCACTCGTGAGCTTACTCACTATCTAATTAAGAATACCGAAGACAATGTAGGTATCATAGCATTGGAAGAGAACTGGTTGAGAACTGCTGATGGTATCGTATCTATCGAAGCTAATGATCGTTTGTATTTAGAAGAGAAAAGAAAGAACTACACTGACGAACAACTGCAAGAGTTGTTTGATAAAGTTATTCAGAAAGATAAAGTATTTATACATGCTCATCTTGGAGCTACAGATATAGATGAAATCTTTTCTAAACTAAGATACATGATCGTAGGTTGTGAATGTGACTGGGTAATTGTAGATCACTTACATATGTTAGTTAATCAATTAACCGAATCAGATGAACGTAGAGGTATAGATAACCTAATGAATCGTCTTCGTTCTTTAGTTGAAGAGACTGGTGTAGGTATGTTCTTAGTATCACATTTACGTAGAGCATCCGGTGATCGAGGACACGAGCAAGGTATTGAAGTATCTCTGTCTCACCTCAAGGGATCTCAAGGTATATCACAACTATCTGACTGTGTGATTGCATTAGAACGTAACCAACAAGCAGAAGATGAAATGGAATCTAATACAACTAAAGTTCGTGTACTTAAATCTAGGTACACAGGTGATACAGGATTAGCTTGCAGCTTGCTTTATGATGTACAGACTGGTAGAATGAATGAGGTTACTGATGAAGTTACTCTTGATGATGTACCATTTTAGGAGAAGTTATGAAAGAAGTAGTATTTGATATAGAAGCCAACGGACTGAAGCCTACTAAGGTTTGGGTAATCGTGGCTTGTGACCTAGCTAACCGTGAGACTATTGTATTCTCAGGTGATACGTTACAGGACTTCAATGCCTATATCAAAGATGCCGAGGTAATCGGACATAACATTATTGGTTACGACATACCAGTATTGGAACGTCTACTTGGCACGGACT